ATAGGTGCCAGAAGATGTCATGTCAGAGCTGAAATCCCCACGAATTCACGGACACGGCGGAGGCCGTGCCATCCGCCGTGGTCGTGATCGTGATGGCCGTATTGACTGCGCTCGCCGGAATGCAGGGAGTGAACGTCTGCCCGACCGTGTTGCCGGAAGCCGACGAGGCCATCTGATAGACCATCGACGCCGTAATCAGATTGGCGATGGTGATGGGGCCGACGGCCGCCGTGCCGCCAATGGCGGAGACGTTGAAGCCGCAGATATAGGTGACTTTCGACGCCGCCGCCGCAAGCGTCCCGACGACGGCACCTGTGGTGCCGGTCGAATTGCCGGTGATCGGCGTGGCGCCCGCTGGATAGGGTCCGAAGGAGGCACCGACGTTGGTCCCGGTCGGTTGGCTCAGCGCGTCGCTGCCGAGGCACGCGAAGATCGCAAGCACGATCGCAGTGAGGAATCGTTTCATCATCGTGTTCTCACAGTCCGGTCATGTCGGTATATTGTGGGAGGAAATATCCGGCGCCGCGGCGTGCCGCAGGCCAGACTGATAACGCAAACGAATTTACCAAGGCGCGGTTTACGGGCTACCGATGCCGGCCTGGATGATGGTTCCGCGCAGGGTGCCGGTGCCGGAATTGATGATGAAGCGCACCGCCGTCACGGGATCGTTGATCGCGCCGTCGACCGACGTGGTCTGATTGTTGAGGGTCGGATGATTGAACGGCTGCGCGACCGCCACGCCCGCCGGCAGGTTGTTGGGGTCGTCGTAGGTATACTGCGCGCCCCAGTTGACGGCCCCGGTCTGGATCACCCCCGACACCTCGATATTGGTCGGCGTGACGTGCCAGTTCATGATGTTCCAGGGCGACGAGCCTACCCCGTTGGTGCCGGCACTCACGGTCGAAGCCGTGGTGCCCAAGGTCTGCGCCACGGACGACGCCGACGGCTGGATCGAGATGACGGTGCGGTAGTCCTGATTCGATTGAACCGTGCTGCCAGTATTGCCGCCGGTCAGAAACTCGCTGACGGTGAACCCGGCCTGGTTCAATCCAACGATGTGGAAGTAGATGCCGGTATCGTTGCCGCCAGAGGTGATGGTGACGCGCTGCTGGTAGGGGCCGAGCACACCGGAACCGAACACCGAACCCGTTCCGAAGGTGCCGTTGAGCTGGAACGCCGCAGTTAAAGTCGTCGTCCCCGACGCCAGCGAGATCGAGGTTGTGCCGAACGTGGTCGATAACGAGTAGGTGATGACATTCGGCAGCGCCATGAACGGCCCCTATTTCTCGCGGGGCGCGCGGCCCTCGTCGTGCTGCTTGATGCCGGGGAACTTGCGATGGACGATGCTGCGAACGCGCGCCTTCAACACTTCGCTGCCGTTCGCGCTAACCCTCGACAAGGCATCCCTTGCGTGGCTCGCATCGGGAACGGGATAAGAGCCATCCGGTCCCGCAAAGTCTTTGGCCGGGAGCGCGTTGCGGCGAGCTGCGGTGAGCACGCTCATGTCGGCACCTAGTCTGGGGGCCGCCCGCCGTAGCTGTCTTCGGACTTCGGCGTAGCGCCGCCCGGCTGGCTACCCTTGTGCGCGCTCGACAGCGGGGACTTGTCGGCACCGACACGACCGCCGGTCCTGCGGCCGGGCCGATCGGCCCGGCGCCGGCTCTTGCCGCCGCCCATCTGGCCGGCGCTTTTGGCTTTCACTTTGCCGCCGCGCTTGTGCTCGTCGCCGCCCTTGGCCTCCTTGATCACATCGGGATTTCCCGATACGACCATACCGATCCGGCCGCCCTTGGCCCTGTTGTGCCTTGCTCTGCTCATTTGTCGGGTTCTCCTTTATGCCTGCGCGACGCCGAACATGGAAGTCGCGGACGTTGAGCCTGCGGCGGCATTGAGCAGGTTCATGAGTGGAAGATCGATGCCGATAAACAGGCGCCCGGTGGCGTTGCTCGTAGCGGCGTTGAAGGCGGTGAAGCTCGACACCGCCAATGTGCCACGCACGTCGCCCGACGTATTGTTCGAAAGAACCGACGAGAAGGCCGCGGTGAAACCGGCATTGGAGGAGAGGGGTTTCCCGTTCCACGAGACCGTCAAGGTCTCGAAGCGATCGGCGCGAACATTGCAGCCGTAGACATCACCGAGGCCGAAGGTGTAGGTGCCGGTGACTGAGGTGGCGTTGCAAGTCACGGACAACAGATACTTGAATGCCTTCTTGCCGCCGACCGTGCTGGTTCCCGACGCGGTGATGAGTTCCGTCATCGCCGCGCCATAGATGTCGTATCCGGCGACGATCCACGCCGCCGTCGCGTTCGTCGTGTTGCCGGTAACGGTGAGATTGCGGGTGATTCCCTCCAGCGGATTGAAGAACGTCGCGAGGCCACCGGCCTGATAGGGCATGGCCGCGTTGGCTGATGCAGCCGCCGGCCCGAAATTGGCGGCAGGCGGCGCCAAGTTGCTCTGCAGGTTTGCGTTGCCGATCGGCGCATGCGAGAGCGCACCCACCGCCGCGGGCGCGATCTTGATCGTGGTCGCATTGGTGATCGACTGCACCTGCGTGATGATCGAGGTGGTGTTGCCGGTATTGCCGGCGCCGCCGATGACCAGCCATTGCCCGACCTTGAACATCGTCGAATCGACCACGACGACGGTCGTCGACGCTGCCGCAGTGGTGCCGGTGGTAAAACCGAAATCGATGGCGCCGACCGCGGTCGCAACCGTCGTTCCGATCGGGATAATCGGAATGCCGAAGGTCCAGGATGGCACGCCGGCCGCCGAACCACCGACAGAGGTTGTGTTGAGCGTGAGGGCCTGCGCCGTCACCGCCGATTGCAGTGCGGTTGCGATCGTCGTGGTCGAAAGAATCGACGGGATGTTGTCGGTGACCACGAACATCGCCGACACCAAGAACGACGGCACACGCGCTGGCGACAGGCCGTCTTTCTGGTATGGATTGGTGCGCGGGTCAGGAACCGCATATCCCTGGTAAGACAGGCTCGGCCCGTCAAACAGAGAGACCGTGTTGTCTTCCAGCGCCCCTATGCTGACGACGGGGCCTCGGAAATTCGATTCGGCCATGGGCGTGGCTCCCTTCGGTTATGCGGTCGGGAACTCACCCCACGCGGCGCGCGGGTCGTTGATGCCGAACGAATAGCGCTCGTAGGCCTTCACCAGCAGATTGTCGGTGATGTTGTCGACCCACATGTCCGACTCATACGGAATGCGCAGCATGTGGATCAGGCCCTCGATGTTCGTGGTCAGGAACCACGCGAAGTTCGAGGTCAGGAAGTCCAGCACGATATGGCCTTCGGGCAGGCCGCCGGACAGCGTGAGGATGGCGTTGACATCGTTGTCGGCCGTGCCGGGACGCAGCTCCGTCTTGGTCAGGCGGATGGCGACCGCTTCGAGGTTCGGCGGCACGACCAAGCGCCTCGCGCGGGCGAGGATGCGCAAGCCGCGCTCGTTGACGAACTGCGTGCGAACGTTGGTCATGTTCGCGAGCAGCGTCGACTCGTTGAGCGACTTCGGCGTCGATGACGTATTGGCCCAAGTGCCGCCGTCGTAGGGATGAGAGGCCGAGAAAAAGGCAACACCGTCGCCGATTTGCGCGGCGTTGTACGTGGTGCCCAGGTTGAGGATGTTCGCAGCCTGGATTTCCTTGAACTGGGCGAACGCTTCCTGCAGTTTCAGGTTCGTCGGGTTGAACTGCGCCTTGTAGAGCAGGTCGTCGCCTTGCGGGTGATGGCGTAGCCCAGCGCCACTTCGATATGCACGAACGCCCAGGTGAAGCGCTCGCCGGCATTGTTGTCGAACTGGGTGGCTGCGCCTTCGTCCTTGAGGTAAGGCAGCGCAACGAACGCCATCTGCGTCGAGCGCTCGACCGCCATGTTGGACGTGTGGGTCTTGAAGACCTTGTCCCACTGGCGCGGGATCATGTCGTAGGAGCCGCGGACATCGAACAGTCCGGGCAGAAGCTCTGAGCGGATATTGGCTAATGCTACGGGCATGTGTCAGCGCTCCCTATGAAACCAGCCAAAGGACGGGCGACACTTTGCGTAACGTCGCACCCTTGGATTGACCGATGTCGATAGGCTCACCAACCAGATTCGTGCCGATGGCCTCCTTCTCGTTCGGAAACAAAGTGACAGCGGTCGCGCCGGTGCAGTGGACCTCGACCACATCGAGGACCGCGGCGTCTTTCGGCAGGGCAACGCTGTTCCACGTGCTGCCGTTGGGCGCGGCCTTGGTGGCGACGAGCGCCACCGTGAGCACACCCTTGCGGGGAATCTGCGTGGCCGTCGCGCTCGTGGCCGGCGTGCCGACCACGGTTTCGTCGGGGGTCACCGTCGCGATCGGACCCGTATCTTTTTTTGGCGTTTCGGCCGTAGCTGGCGTGGCGGGAGTGGGGCCGTCCACTGCCGGGGCCGGGTCGATGCTCCAGTCCGCATGCGTGCCGGCGCCCTCCGCCTTATCCATGGAGATGGTGAGGATGGCGACCGCATCGACGGGATCGTCGGCATAGGAACTGACGACACCTTCCATCCATTCGGCGGAACCGATGGAGGTGGCGCGGAGGCGCTTGCCGACCGCGATGGCAAGCCCAGTTTGCGTCTTGAAAGCCCTCGTGCCGCTCGATGCGGTTGAAAGGCTGGTGGAGCTGGTAGCCAATGGAGTGGTCATCTGTCAGCTCCTTATCCCCAAGCCTGCATGGTCTTCCACGTCTGGGCGTTGAAGGTGACGACGACCCAGTTGTAGTTCGTGGTGGAATCGGAGCCGTTGCCTGATCCGCCGGTGCCTCCTCCGTAAAGCGAGACGATCTTGAACGGCAGGTTGGTGATGGTGGTGCCGCTCGTGGTGCCGATCGAGGCCTGGTCGAGCGTGGCGACCGAGAAGCCCTGTCCGACTGTGGTCGCGGTCAAGCCGCCGAAGGTGTAGTTGATGGCGGCGCCCAGGTTCGATGACACGACCGCGGTCAACAGCGTCGCCGCCAGGAACAGCGCGCCGGGCGCGTCGATCACGTAGGCGGTGGCGTCGGCGGCGGCTGTGCTGCCTGGCCAGAACGGCGACCACGTCGGCGCCTGACCGGCAATCTGGAACGTGCAGCCGACGAAGATGCCCTCGATCGGCCCGGTCGTCGCGGCGTTACCCTGGACGATGTAGGCCGACGTGGCGTTCGTCTTCTGCACCGGATCGCCGAAGCCGATCACGGTCGAATATGTTTTGAGAATGCCGCGGGTGGACTGCTGATAATCGGGCGCGTAGCCGGAGAGATATCCGACGTGCTTGAACCCGAATGTGGCTTGGGTGTTGGCCATGCGCAGGCAAGCTCCAAGTTGCACGAAAGGCGCACGAACGCGCTTTCGGACACGCCCGCGAGGGGCGTTGGGGCTTGACGAGGCTGCCAGCCAGGATCAGAAGCCGGATGAGACTGCGCCCGCGGCTGCAGTCTTTGAGATGAGATCGGTGCGCGGTCCCCGCTGCACCTCTCTCTGGCTCGACTTCCCACGATCACGCAGGAAGGAACATGGTGATTTGCTACTAGTCTCCGATTCGCGTCAAGGGTGAAGGAGAGATTTACGCAAGATATTTTTCACTCCGCCGCCACTTTCATTTCCTCCGGCACCGCCGCCTGCGCGACGTTCACGGCCACTTCGGCCGCCGCGCGCGCGTCCGGCGTCAACGCCGGCAACAATGCCGTCGCGGTCGCCTTTGTGATCGCCGCGACTTCCACGGGCGACAATTGCCGGTCCTGCAGGCCCATCGCCTTGGCGCGCTCTTGCATCGCGGCAACCATGGCCTGTTCCTCCATCTGCGCATCGGCGCGCTGCTGCGCTTCGACGGTGTCGAGATAGCGCGCGGCGTAATCGTATGGCCCGACGTGCGAGATGCGATGCCCGATCGCGGCCCACACTTCGCCACCGAGCTGGTTCCATCGGATACAGAACGACAAGTCCTCGCTCACGCGCCCGCGGTCGGGAATGTCGATGCAATCAAAGGCGCGGATGAGCCGCTTGGTGCCAGCCGCAAGCAGCGTATCCTTGGCGGGATGCAGGTCGATGCGGGGATCGATGATTTCCGGCATCCGCTCCAGCATCATCGTGATGACGCTGCGGTGAATCAGCGTGCAGCCCATGCCGACGCCTTCCACCTTCATGAAATTGCCGCGGCGTTCCGCCATCGACGCGCCGGTGCCGGAGCCCGCCCACGACAACGGCAGGCGTCGCTGCGGATAGATCGTCCCGACCAGCGGCTCGCCCAACAGCAGCATGTCGTAGACGAGATCGGGCGAGAATCCCATGTCGGCGTCGACGAACAGCATGTGCGAAGCGTCGAGCGCGTCGTACCAGATCGTCGTCGCCATGTTGCGCAATTCGGCGATATCGGGAAACGACAACGTCGACACACCGCCGCCGATTCCCTTCATCGCCAGGCCCTGCTGCAGGGCGTGCGTGGTCAGGAAGGTCGTGGCGGTGATGGTTTGGCCGAACGCGGGAACGAAGACGAAGATTTTATGCGCCATGGTTGCCCTGTTTACCGTTAGCGAATTGCTGTTTCCAGTTGTCGATAACTTGGTTGGTGAGGTCGCGGCGCTGCTGGCTTTGCGGCCAGCCTATGCCCCGACGTTCCGGGTGTTCACCGATCTGCATCGGACAATCATCGATCCAGATGTCAACGGCTATGCCATGGCGGTGAGCAAAGTCCCATTTGCTCTCGCCACAGGCGTAGTGAACGGCGACCGGGAGCGGCGGCAACGGCACATTCGGAAAGCGCGACGAGATGCAAATCACCTCAAAGCCAGCAGCTCGAAGCACGTCGATACACTTCGTCCACGCAACCGGATCGGTGGTGAACGTGCCGTCGTGGTCGATGCAGACTGTCGGCACTACGCGAACGCCCTTTGAATATTTGTTACCGTTGTCGGCGGCGTGAGCATGTTGCGGTAGTGCAGCGCCTCCGTCGGTTTCATTTCGGCGAGCAGCGCCGGCACCATCTCGACCGCCCGCTGCTTGACGCGCTGATAACGCGGATCGTTGATCGAGAGATTCGACGCGGCGACCAGTTGCCGGCTTTGTGCGCGCACACCTTCGTTGATGATGAGCCGCGAGCGCACGTCGACCCGGTTCTCGCCGTTGATCCACGACAGGCCGGTTTTCATGTTGTTTTTCTGCGGCAAGGACATGTCCATGGCGTCGATCAGGGCTGCAGCCTGCTTGTGACGGAGTGAACGCGCGGCGTCGTACCACGTCGCCCACCAGCCCGGCTCACGCATCTCCTGCGTCATCGGTTTCTTGCTGGCGTCGACCGCCACATCGGCATAGGCAATCCGGCCGATCAGCCAAGCGAGGTCGTCGGTCCAATGATCGACGAACCAATACGGGAAATAGGTCGGATAAAGTCCCCCGAGCGCGTCGATCCACTTGCGCGACATTGCGTTGTAGGCGGAGAACGACAAGTTCGCCATGCGGATATGGACCGCACAAATCCCGTCGGGATAGACCGCCGCGGCGTCGACCATCTTCTGATCAAATCCCGGCGTTATCGGCACGGTATGATCGACCATCGGCATGTAGAGATCGCCGCTGAGCGCCAGCGCGCGATTCCACTTCTCGCCGATGGTGTCCTCGCGCGGCTTGACCGACACGTAGACCGGCAGATTGGCCTTTTCCAGCGCCTCGCTCGTGGGCTTGTCGTCGTCGTCGACTGACACCATCAGGACGGTATCGTCGTCCGGCCCCATGCTCTTGCGCACGACGTTGGCGAGCGTGCGATTGATGGTCTCGATGAGGATCGCGGGACGGCCGCGGGTCGCCAAGTTTATTACTAATCGCATTAAAGCAGTCTCCCTAACGATCTGGCATAGGCCATTGGGTCTTTCGTGTACTTGCTTTGATTGCACGCCCTACAAAGCAATTGAATATTTCGTCGATCATTTGTTCCACCTTTTGCAAGCGGAACGATGTGGTCTACGTGATGTCGACCATCTAATTTGGATCGACAATATGCACACAGGCCCCGCTGTGCTTTGAATATTTCAATGAGATCACTGTAAAAGTGTGACCCATAACTGCCAGCCTTTTTAGCTCGCCGGGTTCTATCCCACGCCGCTTTGCGCTCAGGATGCTTT